ATGATAAACACATGGCAAGAATGCTTAGGAGATTTAGATTATAGACTTGTTTTACAAGCAGTAAAGAAAACAATAATTGAAAGTCTATATCCTCCAACAATTCACGAAATTAGGAAAAATGCTGTAGAAATGATGAATCCAACGCAAACAAGAACTGCAATAGAAGCATGGGACGAAGCATATAGAATGATATGTGGCGGACTATACATGACACAAGAACAATTTGAAACAGCAAGTCCAGAAGTTAAGAAGTTTTTTGGAAATGTAAGACAAGTGGCAGAATTAGCAAGAACAGACATAGACACAGTTAATACAGTTACGAAAGGACAATTCTTAAAACAATATGATGTTTTAGTTCAAAGAGAACAAGAAAGAAAAATGTTGCCACCTCAAATGCAAGAATTTACTAAACAACTTGCTGAAAAAATGAGTATAAAACAGATTGGAGAGTGAAACTAATGAAGATAAATCAAAGACAAAGAATAATAGATTATATAAAGAAATTTGGAAGTATAACAAGTAAAGACGCATACAACGATTTAGGAATAACACAATTAGCAACACGAATAAAAGAACTAAAAGAAAGAGGTTATGAATTTAAAACAGAGTGGGAAAGTAGCAAAAACAGATATGGCGAAAAAGTAGATTTTAAAAGATATTATTTAGCAAAAGGAGAAGAGTAAATGAAAGTGATATTAATAACTATTTTATGCTGGTTATTCTATGTGGTAGGTAAACTTACAGGAGAGATAAAAACACTAGAAAAAATAAAAAATCACATAAAGGAATCGAAAGATTGGAATGAATTTATGGAAAGGTTATCTGTAGATTTTAATAAAAACAATATTGAGGTGTGAAATGAAACAACTAGAGCAAGATAAACTCTGCAAGAGATGTGCTGGATGTAACAGGCTTGAAATATCAGAATTTAATCGGAGTTTATAGATGTAATAATTTTATAGAAATGGAAAGGAAAATCAATGAAACGAACAAAAATAGAATTATATAATGATCACTTTGAAAATGCGAAAAGATATGGAATACCACATGCACAGTTAATTATAGCAGATATACCATATAATCTTGGAAATAACGCATATGCAAGTAATCCACAATGGTATATAGACGGAGATAACAAAAATGGAGAAAGCAAACTAGCAAATAAAAGTTTCTTTGACACAGACAAAGATTTTAAAATAAATAATTTCTTCGATTTTTGTACTAGATACTTAAAGAAAGAGCCAAAGGAAAAAGGACAAGCACCAGCAATGATAGTATTTTGTGCCTTTGAACAAATGCAAATGGTAATTGATGAAGCTAAAAAGCATGGATTAATTAAAAGCTATCCATTAGTGTTTATAAAAAACTATTCTAGTCAAGTTTTAAAAGCAAACATGAAAATCGTTGGGGCTACAGAATATGCAGTAGTACTTTATAGAGATAAATTACCCAAATTCAACAATGGCAAAACAGATGAACAGAAAGGAAAAATGATATTTAACTGGTTTGAATGGAAAAGGGATACATCAAAAGAGTATGCTAAAATTCATCCGACCCAAAAACCCATTAATGTATTGAAAAAGCTTATAGAAATATTTACTGACGAGGGAGATGTTGTAATAGATCCAGTTGCAGGAAGTGGAAGTACATTAAGAGCATGTGCAGAACTAGGAAGAAATGCATACGGTTTTGAAATAAAAAAAGATTTTTATAAACAAGCAAAAGAAAGAATGATAAGTGATGATATTTTAAGCGGAATAATGGAAGATGGACAAGTAACAATAGATTCAATTTTGTAAAAAAAGGAGCGAAAGAAGAATGAACAAATACAGAAATAAAAAAACACAAGTAAACATGTATGTATTTGACTCAATAGCTGAAAGCAAGAGATATAAAGAATTAGCATTATTACAAATAACAGGAGAGATACAAAACTTAAAACTACAACCGAGATTTTTATTACAAGAAAGCTTTAAGAAAAATGGAAAAACATACAGAAAGATTGAATACATAGCGGATTTTTCATATTGCCAAGGTCGGCAAAATCATAGTAGAAGATGTCAAAGGAAAAGAAACTGATGTATTTAAGTTAAAACACAAGTTATTCGAGAAGAAATATCCGGATTTAACATTAAAGATAATAAAGTAAAGGAGAAAAACTATGAGTGATTTAGATAAGGAAGAACTAATAGCAACAAGGAAATTACACGGATTAGATGATGATTTATTTAAAGAAAAGAGAATGGTTAGAAAATGCAGTATGTGTGGAGAAGTTAAAGAAGAATCAGAATTTAGATATATGAAAAAGCAAGACAGATCTAACTGTTATTGCAAACATTGTGAAAAATTGTACAACAAAGAATATCAAAGGGTTTACAGAGAAAGAAAAAAGGAGGAAAACAATGATAATAGTAAATCAAGATAAAGATAATGTAATAAATTACGATAATGTAAAAAGTTTGTGGATAGACGATAATGTTTTAGATAAAACAAATACAACTTTTTATATTAACGCAGATGACGATTTTTTGGGCGAATATAAAACAGAAGAAAGAGCAAAAGAAGTATTAAAAGAAATAGTTGAAAAATATTCAAGTTATTTGAAATTAAAAGGTGGAGTGGCTTTTATGCAAGGAGGTATGAATATACAACCAAACATATTTAATATACCAAAAGTATATGAAATGCCAACAGAATAAGGAGGTTTATATGGAAGATAAAATTGAAGTAAATGAATATGTAAGAACAAAAGATGGAATTATTGATAAAGTGATAATTGAATATGATGGAAAATGCAATAATCCAAATTGCAGTGAAAAACATATTAGTTGCAGATATAATTATTATAACGAAAAAGACATAGTAAAACACAGTAAACAACTAATAGATTTAATAGAAGTAAAAGATGTTATTAAATATAGAATAAATAATATTTCAACAACATTAGAAACAAAAGGCTATGTTGAAGGGATCGTAGATATATCAGATGAAGAAATGTTACAAGAAATAAAGAGCGATAAAAATTATCACATATTAGAAATCTTAACAAAAGAAAGTTATATGGCTAATTGCTATAAAGTAGGAGGGAAACAATGGGATTAGATATAAGTGTAAAAGGTTTAGAAAGAAAAGATACTTACCATTGTGGATATATAACTTTTAACTTATATAGAAAAAATGTTGCAAGTGCTTATAACAAAAGGTTAGGAGAATTATACAAAAAAACATTCAAAGATGAATTGCAACCAGAAGAAATCAAAGAATGGAATAATTTATGTAATGATGATTTAGATATATTTTTATGGCATAGTGACTGTGATGGGAAATTAACACACAAAGAATGTAAAAAAATATATGATACAATGAAAGATTTAAAGGTAGAAATGCAAGGACACAATTACATAGAAATGAATTATTACGATATGCACCAATTATGGTTAAATATGCTTAAACATTGTTACAAGCATAGAGTAAACATGTATTTTTATTAAAATAAAGTAGGAGGAGAAGATAATGAGTGATTATGTAAGAAAAAAATGTGTGAGATTTAAGATATCACAAAATATAATAGAAGAATTAAAAAATGATTACGACTGGCTAGTAGATTTGTTATTAGAGAAATTTCAGTTGAAAGATAGTTATGACACAGAAAATGATTTTACAATTAATGATGGATATGATTACGATAATCGTAAAGAAGATTATTTCCTAGATTATCAGTTAGAATATGAATATGGAGCAAGCGGAGACTTTGAAAGTGTAAGGTTATTATCGGATACAGAATTTCAAAAATATTCAAGAATGTTTGCAAAATATTTTAATGAAATAGGTAGAGACGAACTAAGGTTAGTTGAATACTGTTATTACAACGGGGTTGACGAACCAAGTGTATACGAAATAAAGGAAGTTTAAGAGAAAAAGATGGATAGAGAAATAAAGTTTAGAGGAAAAAGAATAGATAATCGGAGAATGGGTATATGGTTATTTATCTTTTAATTTTAATTGTGCAGATGAATATGTACCATTTATAAGCTGGAAAGATAATAGCTATTTAGGACGGTATAGGAGAACAAGAAGTAGACATTAAGACAATAGGACAGTACACAGGACTACACGATAAAAATGAAAAAGAAATATATGAGGGAGATATCGTATATTGTCAAACAAAATATAGAAAAGCAAAAGCAATAATTAAATTTATAGATGGCAAATTTGTGGCATATTGGGATAGTGCACTTACACATCCAGAAAATGGACATCATATTGCTTGTTATGAAATAAACAAAAGGTTTGAAGTAATTGGAAATATATACGATAATCCAGAGTTATTAGGAGGAGAAAATGAGTGTTAAAGGAAAAGTAAAAAAGCTAAATAAGAAAATAGAAAATTTACAGGAAGAATTACAAACTTATCAATTATCTAATAGTAGATTAAGAAATAAAAATGACAGGTTAAAAACAGAATTAGAAGGACAAAAAGCAGATAAACAATATACAGAACAATTAGAAAACATAGTTAAATTTGCAATAACTAATCATATAGGAAATTTAAGAGGTGGAATGCAAATAGAAAGATATGGAATAGATAAAATGCAAGATTTAAGACTAATTATAGATTATATGCTAGAGAATAATAGTTACATAATTAGAGTTAATTATTAGAAGGAGAATAGATATGTGTAAATACTGTGGAAAAATAATAAATAATAAAAAAATATTAGATATAGACAATGAAGAAGAAACGTATATGGAAATTATTAATCAATCAAAGTCTTGGGGATATATGTTATATGTTGAAATAGAAGGACAAGACAATGATGGATATAAGCCAAGTCAGTTCTTTCAAATAAATTATTGCATGATGTGTGGCAGAAAATTGGTAAAGGAGTAAATAAGATATGAAAATTAAAGAATTGATAGAAAAATTGAAATTAGAAGATGAGGATGCAGAAGTTATACTAAGTGCCGATGAGGAAGGAAATTATTATAGTCCACTTGAAGGAACATTAGGATTTGGAAGAGGTTATTATATTCCAGAAAATACTTGGAGTGGGCAATTCTTAAATCAAATATATATAGATGATAAAAATGAACTTGAAGGAGAAATATATGAAGATAATAAAGAAATAGCACAAAAATGTATAGTTTTATTTCCTATAAATTAAGTTAGAGAGGAGTAATACATAATGAAAGAAAAAATAAAAAGAATAATAGAAAAAATTAAAGACATATTTAGTTTACATTGCCCTGAATGTGGTGGAAGAATGAAAAGCCAATATTTAGATATGGAAATAGACAATCTTGTATACAAGTGCAAAAAATGTGGAAAGGAATGGTTATAATGCAATTATTTGAAAATTTAGTAAAATGTAAAGATTGTATGAATAACATAAACAGTAAATGTATTTTATATCCTGGGAAAGATGTAAATGAAGAAAATACAGGTTGTTATGTAGGAATAGATAGAAATAACAAACAAAAGATATTAGGAGGTGTTTTAAGTGAAAGAAAATAGTATAGAAGAAACAATAAAACAATTAAAATTAATGTTAAAAGTTCGTAAAGAACAAAAAGAAATAATAGAATGTGCTGGAGGAAGTTGTATAAATTGTGATCCAGATATCAGAGCATTAACTGAAAGTATAGATATTTTATCAGATTATAAAAGAGTATTAAAAGAAAATGAATTGTTAAGAAAAGATATAGAAAGCTGGAAAAAATGGGAAGAAATAGAATACGAAGAACGAATAGAAATGAGTAATAAAAATTGCGAATTAGAGTTTGATGTAGAAAAACTACAAAAAGAGAATGAAGAATTAAAAATAAAAAACAATGCAATAAAAAGAGAAAGTGAAGCATATGCTGAAGACATGATTAGATTAGATAATGAATTAAATTTAGAAAAAGAAAAATCAAAATATGAATGGATTAGACAAAATTGTTTATCGCAAGAATTAGTAAATAAGTTATATATTCCAATTCAAAAAGTAAAAGACAAGATAGAAGAATTAAATCAAAAGATAAAGTATGAAGAAAATGAAAAAGCAATAATATACCTACATAAACAGAGAAAAATTTTACAAGAACTAATAGAAGAAAGAGAGGAAAAATAAAAATGGGATGGTGTGAATATTACCATGCATTTTGTGATGATGAAGAAATAGAAAAAAAGCAAGAAGAAGCAGGAGAACAATGTTATATAGAATGTCAAGAATGTGAATGGTATGAAAAATAAGGAGGAAAAATCATGGGGAAAATATATAAAGGCTGGGAATTGATGAAAGCAATAGCAGATGGCGAGATAAAAGAACGGAGATAGACTAAAATTTACAAATAAAACAAATAAAGTAAGTATAACAGTAATAGTATCAAGAGATTGTTCAGGTAAAATTATATTAAAAAATGAAGATATAGACGATTTTCTTTATGCAAATTGGTTATTTGATACAGATATTGAATTAATAGAAGATGAAATAGATATAGATAGCATAGAAGAGTTTGAAATAGTAGATTGTAATATAAAACTTAATGATACTCTTTTGCCAACTGAAAGTATCATTAATGATATGATATTAGATAAAATGAACAAATTAGTACAAGCAGTAAAACAAATAGATAAAAGAGTAAAGAAATTGGAGAACTAACATATGACAAAAGAACAAGCAATAGAAAGACTAAAAAAGATGATACAAATAAATAATGGCGTCATTAAAGAAGCAAGAAAAAATGGGGACATATTTGCAATGCAATTAACAGCAGATTTAGATACAGATAGCATAGCAATAGAAACAGTTTTATCTATGCTAGAAGAAAAAGACAAAAAAATTTCAGGTAAAGACAAAATAATTGATTTAATGGCAGAAAGAGTATTGTTAACAGAAGAAGAGTGGAAAGAGATAAAAGAAAAGAATATATATAATGTTATAAAGAAAGACACTCATAAACTAATAAAACAGTATTTTGAAAATAAAGCAAGAGAGGTGAATAGTAAATGACAGAAGAAGAAGCAATAGAAATATTAAAAAGTTTTAAAGATAATCAAATACAAAGAGATAAATTAGAAATAGATACTAGATGTGGTGGTTGGAAAATAGGGAGAATTTATAAGGCTTTAGAATTAAATACAGCAATAGAAACAGTTTTATCATTAATAGAAGAAAAAGATAAACAAATAGATCTAATGTCAGAACAATTAACAACACCAATCCATGACAAAAAATGGGTAAAAGAATATTATGAGAGGAAAGCAAAAGAAAAGGAATGATACAAATGAAAATAGAGAAAAGAATAAAACAAGCAATAGAATATAATGTGAAGGAAATAATAATAAGCAAAGATACATACAAGGATTTAGACAAAGAAACAAGAGAATTGCTAAAGATTAATAAAATAAAACTTATATTTGAAGAAAAACAAAAAGGATTGGTGTGTAAATTTTAAGAAAAAAGGAGAAACGAATGAATAAAGAAGAATTTATAATACTATTAAAAGAGTATAAAGAAAATAAAGCAAAATTAAATATAAAACTTAAAGAATTAAGAACAGCAAGAATAAATTTAAGGATAAATGATTTTGAAACAAGTACAACATCAAGTTTTGGAATCAACCAAGATATACATAGTAAAAATAAAATAAGCAACAAAGTTTTAGATAAAATTGAAAAGAATGACGAAAGAAGAGAAGAGGCTAAACAAAAAATAACTGATTTAGAAGCGGAAGTAAGAGAACTAAGAGAAAAAGTTGAAGTTGTTAAAGATAGACTAGATGGATTAAAGTATAAAGAAAGAGAAATATTAATTGCATATTATATAGACGGAAGAACAGCTGAGGATATTGGAAATAATTTATATTTTCAATTATTTAATCAAACAAGAAGTAATAGACATATTCAAAGAATAATAGAAAAAGCAACAAATAAAATGCTAAACTTATAAATGTCGTTAAAATGTCATAAAAATGTCGTATTATTATATAAAAATATATAGTATAATAAGAACAGTAAAATTGTCACAAAATAAAAAGTGACACAGGCTCCTGAAAGAGCAGATGTTTTAAATGTCTGTTCTTTTATAATATAAAATATAAAAAAGTATTGATTTTTCGTAAATGTCATTGTATAATAATAACATAGAAATGAGTTAATTAGATTATGATAAATAGCAACAATCATTTCAAAAACGAATAATTTTATGTATTACCCGTAATGGGTGCACAAAAAAGACTAGAGCGGCAACTCTAGTCTTTTGTTTTAGTCGAACATTTTTAATATCTTATAAATGAGTACTAAAACAAATACTTTTAAGAATAATTTTATGTATTTTCCCATAATTTCACCTCCTCAGGGAAAGTGGATAATGCACAAAAAGATTATATAACGAGTTATAAAAATAATCAATATAATTCGACAAAAAATACAAGAGTTTATCATAAACGATAGACTCTTTTTTTAATTGGTATTAACAGATGCTAGATATGTTGATATAAATAAATATTTGAGTTTAAACCTTTGAAATCTTTTGTTTTGTATAGAGCTTTTCTAGTGAGCTCTAATTTTATATTTGTAAGTTGTATGCAGTGATATAAAGGTATGAAGTGAAGAGAACACTGAACCTATGATTGCAAAAGAAAAAACAAGTGAAATACTATGAGGTTTGATTGTTTGCTTATAGTAACACAAATAACAATAATAACGCAAATTTATATCATTGCATAGAGCTTATAAAGAAAGAGCAAAGTATGAATAAAGAATATTATATGAAAAATAGATGCAACGGTTGTAAAAACTACGGCATCTGTTTTAATTATAAACCTAAAAGGAGAAAGAAAAATGATAAAAGCAATGATAATAATTATACTAAGTCCATTAGCGATAATAAGTGTAATATTAAGTATAGCGATAATATATGCAATGTTAAATGAAATTGCGAAATTAGTAATAGAGTGTATAAAAACAATAGTTAATTTTTTTAACGGCAGAGATGATAATCGATGCTAAAGAGTTGTAGTTATTGCGGAAAAATACATGATATTAAATATATATGCAAAGAAAAGCCAAATAGAAAAAAAGGGGTAACAGAAGCGGATAAATTTAGAGGGACAAGATTGTGGCAAAGAAAAAGAGAAGAAATAAAGAAAAGAGATCTATATTTGTGTCAGATATGCATTAGAGAATTATACAATACAGAGAACAAATACAATACAAGCAATTTAAGTGTACATCATAATATACCGATAAATGAAGACTACAATAAAAGATTAGAGGACGACAACTTATTAACAGTATGTGGTTATCATCATGAGTTATGTGAGAATAAAAAGATACCAAGAGAAGTAGTGCAAAGAATAATAGATGAGCAGGAAGGTAAGAAATATGAATAGAATTATTGGAATATATAAAGCAGAAATATATGAATATGAAAATGGAGATATAAGAATAGCTTACGAATGTGATAAAGATAATAACTATGAATGCAGTAAAAGTAATTGCAAAGAGGAGTACTGCACACATACACTTAACAAAAGATTTGCTAAAAATAAAATGAAAAGAAGTAATTGTCCACCAATTGAACTAGAACTACATCCAAGTGGATAAACACTCCCCCCTACTATCAAAGGTAAAAAATAAAAATAAATTCTTACACCGACTGCATACCTCCGCTTTAAAAAAATTCCCACATCAGCATAATTCAATAAAATATGAAAGGAGATGAACAATATGCCAACACCACCAAAACCATTTAAAGTGTTAACATCTGAAAAGAAATCACATAGAACAAAGGCTGAACTCAAGAAAAGACAAGAAGGAGAACAGTCCTTGAGTACAGATATAACATTAAAAGAAAGAAAAGAAGTAAAACAAAATAAAGTGGCACATAAAGAGTTTAAAAGAATAGAAAAATTATTAAAAAATATAGATAAAAACGATGCGATTTATGAAGCTGTTATAAATAGATATTGTTTACTCCAAGCGGAATGCTCTGACTTAGAAGAAAGACGAGAAGAATTTTATAAGTTAGTGTTTGAATTGAAAGCTGAAATGAAGTCAGTTACAGATAATATGGATTACATTGAAGATGTTGCTAATTATAAGCTTGAATATGCAAAATCTATAGCTAAGATAATGAGCTCAATGAATGCGATAGATAAACAAATTCAATCAAAAAGAAAAATGCTGTTAGATATTGAAAAAGAAAATGTTATGACTATTGCATCTGCATTAAGATGTATACCGAAAAAAGAAAACAAAGAAGCAGATAATCCACTTCTAAAAGTACTAAGAGGTGAAGCATAATGTTGTTGGAAAAGGCAAAAAGGTATGCAGAAAACTGTATATCAGGAAAAGAAATAACTACATTTGAGGTAAAAAAGCAATGTGAGTGGTGTCTAGAAGATTTAGAAAAACAAAATAATGATTATTATCCATACTATTTTGATACAAAACAAACAGAAATTATAGAAGGTGTATTGAAATTATTGAATTTTGCAACAGGACTTGGGATTGTTGGCAAAAGTATTTATGAAGGTTTGGAAGATTTCCAAGCTTTTTTTATTGCTAATATTTTTGGTTGGAGATATAAATCGGATTCAAGAAAATTTAGATATAGAGAAGTGGATTTATTTATTCCGAGAAAAAATTCAAAAACATTTTTAGCAGCATTAATAATTATAATTTTAATGCTTACAGAAGATGAATATTCAGAATTTTATTCTATATGTCTTGATAGGGATTTAGCCGGAGAAGTAAAAAAAGCAATATCACAGATATTAAATGCAAGTCCGTTAGTATCAGAGTATTTTAATATACCAAAAACACTAAGCGGGAGAATGGAATGTACTTTAACGCATTCATTCTATCAGCCAAGAACGGCAGAGGCTAATCGTAATAACTCAATTAGACCAAGTGCATTTATAGCTGATGAATATGGTGCAATGAAAGATAATGCAAATGTGGAAGCAATGCGTTCAGGGCAATTAAGCGTTAGAAATCCGTTAATGTTCAAATTGACAACTGCTTATGCAGAAGATAAATCAATAATGCTTGATGAGTTGGAATATTTAAAAAAGATTTATAAAGGATTAGAGAGTGATGATAGATTATTTGCACTTGTATATTATGCAACAGAAGAACATTTATGGGACGATATTGGATTGCAAATGGCAAATCCACTAAGAATTGAGGAAAATTATGAAGAAATAAGAAGGGCAAGAAAAAACGCATTGGCAAAACCATGCGAAAGAACAGAATTTTTAACAAAAAACATGAATTATTTTATGCCTTCAAATTCTGGAGAAGAGTTTATTACAATTGATAAATTAAGATTATGCAAAAATACAAGAGGAATATTCGATTGGAGAGGAAAAGATGTTTATGTTGGACTAGATTTAGCAATGACAAATGATAATACAGCAGTTTCGATGGTAACAATAGAAGATGATATGATATATGCAAAATCGTGGGCATTTATACCGGCTGATAGAATAGAAGAAAAAAACAGAAGAGAAAGAACAGATTATAGAAGATTTATAGAAGATGGTAGTTGTTTTGCTTGTGGAGATGAAATAATTTCTTATGAGTTTGTTGAAAACTTTGTAATGAATATAGAAAAGAAATATGGTGTACATATAGTTCAAATAGCTTATGATAGATTTAATTGTATATCAACTGCAAATAAATTAGAAAGTAAAGGATATGAGACTGTAGAAGTAAAACAGCATTCAACAATATTACATATGCCTACAAAATGGTTACAAGAACATATTCTGCAAAGAAAATTCAGTTATGATGGTGATAGATTGTATGAGATTAATTTTCAAAATGCAAGATGTGTTGAAGACACAAACTTAAATAAGTATATAAATAAAAAGAAATCAAATGGAAAAGTAGATATGGTAATGAGTACGATAGATGCTTTATATTTATTGCAACAAGAAATATTAAATGAAGATAATTTTGTATGTCAAAGCTTTTAGGAGGTGAGAAAAGTGAAGATAAGAAATGTTTTTAAAAAGAAAATTAAAAATGAAACCAATAAGGAGACAATAATTGATGAAAATGCGGTAAGTGATGTTATACTAAAAGCTTTGTTAGCAGGAGAAGAAATAGATAGAGAAAAGGTTTTGATGATTCCAGCTGTTTCAA